CTGGTTTTCGTGCCGTTCGAGAACATCGCCACCATGCAGTACGGGAACAACGGGGCACCGGACAGGGTGACGGTCGCCACGACGCCCGGTCATCTCGCTGGGCCGTTCGAGGTGCACCAGACCGTTCAGGATCCTGCCGCCATGGCCATGGCGCTCCGGTCGGCTGTCAAAGCCGGGGCGATCAGGGAGCAGGAGGCGATCGGGCACCTGATGAGCACCTGCGCGGCGAGCCCGGAGGAAGCAGCGGGCTTGATCGCCGGAACGGACCGTGAGCCGTGCGAGGACCACGACGACAGCCTGCGTGCCTGCTGCGGCACCCGGCAGCTCGGACCCCACGCGCAGGACTGCCGCCTGTCCGCGACGATGCAAGCCGGGATGCTCGACCATGAGCGCATGTACTCCCACGAGACCGAGGTGCGCGATGGCTGACGACGGCGACCCACTGGCGGGCTTCGACCCGGACGACGCGCTTGAGGAGATCCGCGACCTGTGCCACGCCGACGACCTTGAGGCCAGGGGCGACCCGCTGGCCGTGCTGGTCGCCGCGCTCGACGACCACATCGTGCGCTCTGGCGGGACGGAGCTGCCGCAGGACTGGCGGTACGAGCCCGGCGTCCACTTCGAGCGTCTCATGCGGAACCAGCCGCGCCGCACGTCAAGGTCGGAGCGGCGTCGTGGATAACATCAGGCGCCAGGCCGGGTACACGGGGGGGTCGGTGGCGGATGTCCTCGCGCTGATCAAGGCGGGGCAGGAGAACACCAGTCTGACGCCGGGTCAGCGGAGCCGCAAGAAGCACAAGCGGGGCGGGACGAGGCGGGCACTGAACAGCGGCAGGATGGGGGGCATGCACCCGGACCTGGCCATCCACCAGGATGAGGCGGCCCCGCCCCGGGTGGTTGAGGTGTTCGGGCAGGTCTGGGAACTGCCGTCATGATCGTGATCTGGGGCCCGGCGACACTCTGGGTGCGGGCGCCCGACCTGAGCGGCATGCACCGTGAGTACCGGCGCAGGACTCTGGCGCGGAGGAGGCGCGGCCGATGACCGAGCGGCTGGGCCGGATGATCAAGATCGGGGTGCAGGCGTCGTGCGGCCATTCGTGGAACGAGACGAGACCGGTGGGCACGGTGGCCCCGGTGAACGGCGAGATGCGCGTGTGCGGTCACCCGGAGTGCTTCCCGCGGCAGTTCACCGTCACGTACTCCGAGCCGATCGAGGTGGACTGAATGGCTGACGACTTGGAGGGCAAGTGAGACACCGGAGGTTGTGGACGGCCCTGACGCTGGCGGTGGGGGTCGCGGGCATGGTGTGCCTGTCGGTGTTCCCGGCGTTCGCTCATTTCTTTTTCGGCGTCCGGTGGGAGGTGGGGGTGTTCACGGGGTGGGTGGGGCGGATGGCGTGGGTGAAGGGGCGCAGGCCGTGACCTGTAAAGCGGGTGCACGTGCACCCGCCTCGCGCGTCTGCACGTGCACCACCGCTACCCTTAGCATCATGGCCACCACCCGCCACGCCGCGCCGCGTGACCCGGCGATCATCCGCCGTGTCGCCACATTCGGCGCCGCGGACGGCCTCGGCATCGTCCTCGGCCTCATCGCCGGCATGATCGTCAGCCGCCAGCCCGCGCACGCCGTCTGGGCGGCCGCACTGTCCGGGGGAATCGCCGAACTGTTCTCGATGGCGAACGGGCAGCGGATCAGCGACCCCCGCTCCGGCTGGCCCCCCGCGATCACGATCGGGGCCGCGTCCCTCGCCGGGTGCGCGATCCCCGCTATCCCGTACTCGTTCAGCAGCGGCACGGCGGCGCTCACCGCCGCCCTGGCGCTCTGCGCCGCCGCCGCCGGGGTCATCTCCTGGGCGCGGCCGGAAAGGGGCGCCCTGGCGGTCGTGGAGACGTTCGGGCTCCTGATCATCACCGGGGCCGCCTGCTCGGCCGCGGGGCTGTGGCTGTGACCGGCCCCGCCCGCCCCCGCGACGACCACGGCCGGTGGCTCCCCCGCGACGGGCGACCCGGGAGGCAGCTCGCCGTCCAGCCCCCCGCCGGGCGCCTGGCCGTCCCCGACCGCCGCTACCGGCTGCTGGCCGGGATCCGCCACCGCGTGTTCCGCCGCTCCGCGACCGGGGCGCTCCCCCACGACCGCCTCGCCCGGCAGCGGGAGCTCGCGATCTGGCTGACCGCGTTCAGCGGCGCCCGCACCACCGTGTGGCTCCTCGCGATGGGCCTCATCGTCGCCCACTGGTGCGGCGCCGGGGGCGTCTTCCTCCACTGGTTCACCAGCCTGTCCGGCGAGGTCGTCTTCGTCACCTTCATCAGCTTCTACTGCAACGCCAGCACCGACGCCGCGAACCTGTCCGCGTCGCTCGCCGCCCTGTTCGCCGCCGACGCCCACGCCGCGACCGTCACCACCGGCACCGACGTGACCGGGGACCTGGCGGGCATCGAGGCGGACATCGCCCGCCTCGCCGACCTCCAGCCCGGGACCGAGGCGGCGGAGCTCGCCGGCAGCATCCGGCACCGCCTCGGCGGGGAAACCCCGGCCAAGCCCGCCCCGCAGAGCAGGGAAGCCGCCGAGCGCCTCCACAACCCCGCCGCGGACGGCACCGCGGAAACATCATGACCAGGGAAACACGGGGCGCCAACGGCCGGTTCCGCCGCACCCCGGCCTCAGCCGCCCGCGACATGCGCGCCGCCGACCTCCACGGCCAGGGCTGGACCCACGAGCGGATCGCCGCCGAGCTCGGCTACGCGGGGCGGGGCAGCGTCACCAAGGCGATCGACCGCGCTTACGCCCTCATCGTCACCCCCGGCGCGGCGGCGGCGAAACGCCTCGACTTCGAGCGCCTCGACCGGCTCATCGAGAAGAACTGGGAGGCACTCGAACGGCGGCACGTCGCCGTCTCCAACGGCCGGGCGGTCCGCCAGTTCGTCGGCATCGAGCGCCATGAGGACGGCATCGAGAAACTCGACGATGACGGCAAGACCATCCCGGTGTTCGAGGACGTCCTCGACGACGGGCCCATCGCGGTGCACACCACCGTGATCCTGCGGCTGCTGGAGCGGCGGGCCAGGATGCACGGCTACGACGAGCCGGCGCAGTCGCGGGTGGAGGTGATCACCGCCGACATGGTCGAGTCGAAGATCGCCGCCCTTGAATCCGAACTGGCCCTTAATGACCCTGCGAATCCAGGCACCGCCTGACCGGCTGCGCTACCTGCTGGAACTAGAGCGCCGCGCCGCGAAAATCAAGCACGGGATCGCCCGGTACTACGACGACCCGGTCGGTTTCGCGCATGACTGCATCGACTGGGGTGACGGCGACGGGCTGACCGAGTACCAGGAGGAGATCCTCGGCTCGATCCCCCGCCGTAAGCGCGTCGCGGTGCGAGGGCCACATGGGCTCGGCAAGACGGGGCTAGCCGCGATCGCGGTCCTGTGGTTCGCCTTGACCCGGGACGCGGCCGGGGTCGACTGGAAGGTCCCGGCGACCGCGGGGTCATGGCACCAGCTGACCCAGTACCTGTTCCCTGAGATACACAAGTGGGCTGGCCGGCTGCGCTGGGACAAGGTGCGGGACGGCCGCCCGTTCTCCCGCGCGCACGAGCTCCAGAACCTGAACCTGCGCCTGGCGCACGGCTCGGCGTTCGCCGGCGCGTCGGCGAACGCCGCGCTGATCGAGGGCGCGCACGCCGACTCGCTGCTGTTCCTGTTCGATGAGTCGAAGGCGATCCCCGCCGGCACGTTCGACGCCTGCGAGGGCGCGCTCGGCGGCACGGGCGAGGCTTTCGCCCTGGCCCTGTCCACGCCGGGCACCCCGGCGGGCCGCTTCTACGACATCTGCACCCGCCGCCCCGGCTATGAGGACTGGACCCCGATCCACGTCACGCTCGAGCGCGCGATGGCCGCCGGGCAGATCAGCGAGGACTGGGCGGAGCAGCGTGCCCGGCAGTGGGGCACCGAGTCGGCGATCTACCAGAACCGCGTCCTGGGCGAGTTCTACGCCAGCGACGAGGACTCCGTCATCCCCCTGGCGTGGGCGGAGGCGGCGGTCGCCCGCTGGCACGAGTGGGATGAGGCCGGGCGGCCGGACACGGGCAGGCCCCGCACCGTCGGCGTGGACGTCGCCCGCACAGGATCGGACCGCACCGTCCTCGCCATCCGCAACGGCCCGGT